GGAACGCAAACTGAACACCGATTTTAAACTCGATTTTCAACTTGTGAATGTCATCGTCTTCAGAGAACCATAGCTTCCAGCTCTCATCGTCATTTTCTAGGTCAGTCCCGAGATACATATTCTCTCTGTAAGAGATAACGATTCTGTTCTGACCGTTCAAACCGTTAACTACTACGATTGGAATGTTAGTGTAAAGAATCATGCCGTCAATACCATCATTTGGCTGCACCCATCTGTTGTTAAGGTCGAACACTTCTTTTTGGTATTGATCAAACCAATCTCTACCCATGAAACATACTAAATCGTTTCTCTCTCTGATTGCTACTGGTACGTCTTTAGCTAATTGATAAAGTACAGTAATCTCGTTGCCTGTAAATGCAGTACCACTAGATGAACGTACAGTAGTAGATGTGTCGTCAATCAACTTGTTAAACCCATCACATAAAGCTAAGTTACCTAACCCTGTGCTAGTATTTCCCTGCCAGATTAACTTCTCAACTTCAAAGGCCATGTTAGCCATTAAGTCGTCTAGGAAAATCTGCGGTAAGTCTGTTTCATCATATGTAGAACCCGGAGTCAATAACTTCTGAGTGAATTTAGCCTCTAAAGACTTCATACAGTAATTCTTGTTTACCTTGATTTTACATACTGAGATAGTACGTTGTGTGATAGTATCATCACCTGCTGCGAGAAAACCACAAGATCCACCCGCTTGGAAAGTAACTGTGCTGTCTACTAGGTTAATAGTCTCTGCTGATTTGATACCAGTTTGGATAGTAACATACTCCATTGTTCTCGCACCTGCTACCGCCTTTGCGATTAATTCCGCTGGCTCTTCTGTATAGTTGCCTAAAGCGGAAACGTCAAAATTAAAATCTAACTTTTTCATTATTTTTTGTATTTTCTAAATGCTGCTTTGATTCCGTTCAAAGTGGCAACTTTGCCTACGCTAGTTTTTGGTGCTTGTGTTGGTTTGTCTGCGCTAAAATCCATAAGCACCTCGATAGCTTCTAGCACGTTGTTATTAAATTCTTTTGATTCGTTTTTGTAAGCATTGAACTCAGATGCTAACTTTTCGTTTGCTTCTGTTAGTTCTTTAATCTTACTTTCATACTCTTCCTTTGCTTCTGCAAATTTGCGCTCTACTTCTGTGCGCTCTATTACAGTTTTAGGAGATGGTACTGCTGCTGGTGTTGGCGTTTCTGCATCCATAACCTCTTCTGTCACTACTTCACCCTCTGGCATGATAACCTCTGTGATAAGTCCACCAACTGTTACGATAACTGTACCGTCAGCAAGTTCGTGACTAGCATCTTCTACTGGTACTATCTCACCATCTGCTGCAACTGTTACGGCTGCCCCAACTTCTACAGCTGGTTCAATCATAATAGGTGTACCATCTGAAAGAGTAGCATCAATAAATTTGCTTGTAGTTTCTTCTGTGGCTGGTGCTTCAACGTCAGACATAGCAGAGTTAAATGCTTCTTTAAACTCCCCACGCTTATCGGCAGGAACGTCTAAAAACAATTCTTTAAGTCTGTCTTTAAAACCCATATTATTAATAATTTTTAGTTACTAATAAATATAAGTTTGGAATGTTGTAACAATTTTGTATATTTGTGTCTGTTAAAAGAAGTGACAAAACTTTTAATAATACATTACGGAAGAGCGATAGCGAAGTATAGTAACTACCCTCTTTTTTTATGCCTTAAACTCTGATTTAATGATACTTTTAATTTCCTTTAGTATCTTATCTTCTTTAGTCTCTTCTACTAAGACTTGGTCGAATAAGCCCTCTACACTAAAGCCGTTTATCTCTACACCGTTAATAGTACCATGTTCTTTGTACTCATTCCATAACTCTACATTGTTAATGTGCATACCAAAATATAACGTACCCTCTGGGTTGTCAAATCCTTTAGGATCTGTTATACCCATCTTAGAATCGGTAATAAAAGTAAACACTATATAAACATCATTTAACGTCTGCTCTTTGTTGTGCATTAAATTAATGTTTCTACCAAATCCGTTACGGTGCATCTTATTGTTAATCTTTCTGATAGTATCTTTAGTAAAGTATACGTAGAAATCACCTCTCTCTGGACTGTTACGATATATTTTTAAGTCTGGTATCATAGCTGCACCGAGTATTATTTGTTTGTCATCATCCGATGCTTTAAACTCTATTCTATGTTGTTTATTGAATGCCATAAAGTTCTTCATTATCGCTGCTTGGTCAACTAATGCCGTATAATCAACTCCACTTTCGTCATGGTCGTTAATTACTATCTCGTATACTTCAACTTTTTCCATACTAATAAATATATTTTAATCTTTTTGTAACTACTCTACTACTGTTGCTTGTGATTGTATTTGGCTAATGCTGTTTTGAGTACTTGTAATATCGCTTTCTACTACTACCACTTTATTAACTTCACTCTGTGGCTCATTGTTACCTATTAATGTACTACCATTCTGTACTGCGTTAATTGGTACTCCTGCACCTGCTACTCCTCCGCCTGCTGATGATGATAAGTTAGATACGTTAGGGCTTGGCCTTTTTAATAGTGCCGCTGCTTGTGCCATATTGGCTAGGATAGTTGCTATACCACTTGCAAACTGCGCTGCACCTGCAGCACCTACTGTAACACCGTTCAATGGATTTTGCTGTGATGCTGCTACTAATGCACTAATTGCTTTTGCTGTGTCAATTGCTATCTGTGCTAATGCAAATGCTTTCTGTATCTTTTCAGCTTTTTGACTATCCCTTATTGCTATTTTAGATAAACTAGCTAAACCTGCTACTGTGCTTTCTGCTACACTTAGCTTAGCATCTCTAGTGTCTTTCTCTAACTGTATCTCTTTTAGCTTTTGATCTGTGTTTGCTGCATCCTCTTCATCTCTATACTTTTTGTTTATTGCTGCTAGTTCTTCTTTCTGAGCTTTCTCAAGTTCCGCAGTATCTAACCCGTATTGTTTAGCAGTCTCAATAAGCCTAAAATACTTATCTTGTACCTGTGTTATTTCCCTTTCTTCATTACTAAGACTTTTTTGATACCTCTCTTCATCTAGTTGTTCTAGTTCATTCTCAAATGCTTGCTGTTGCTCTAGTTCTCTTTGCTTTCTTTCTTTTTCTCTTGCTAGTCTATCTTTTTCCTTTTGCTTTTCTTTCGCTTCTTTTTCCTTTTTATCTTCTTCGGCTTTTTTGTCTGCAGCTTCTTTTGCTTTCCTTGCCTCTTCTGCTGCTCTTTTAGCTGCGTCATTACGCCTCTTGTCTTCCTTTATTTGGTTTAATTCTCTAGTCTGGGCGGCTTCCTTGCTCGCTTCCTCAACCTCGTCTAATTCCTTCTGCTTTTGATCTATTCTATATTGAGAGACTTGTTGGTATGCATTAAACTCTTGTTTGCCATTTCGTGTCCAAATTTCAACTGATTGCCCAGCTGACTTTTCTAATTGCTCCTTCTCAAAAGCTATTTGATCTTGTAGTGCTTCTTTTTGCCTTGCAAGTGAATCTAATACATACCCTAGTTTCTCCTGCTCTACATCAAATGTAGCTTGACCTGCTGCTTGTAGTTTGGCTATCTCAAAATCATACGCATCACTTCTTGCTTGTCGCTTCTCTTGCTCTGCTTGTATAACGGCATCTGTTTTTTTACGCTCCTCTGCTACAACTGCCTGTCTAGCCTTATCTGCTGCATCGGCTTGTGCTTTTGCTGCTCTCTCTGCTGCGCTTGGTATAAGCCCTAGATTTGCTGCTACTTCTTCTACTGCATCTGATACAAAATCAAAGGCATCTATTAACGGCTGTAGTATCGGCATTACCACCGACTTAATCTTATCACTAAAGGCAATAAATCCTGCTACTAGCGCACCAATAGCAACCACAATAAGTCCAATAGGATTGGCAGACATAACAAAATTTAAAACCTTTTGCCCCGCTGCTGCTAATTTTGCTGCTACGTTTAACTTATTCAATGCTGCTACTGCTGTGGATATATCCTTAATGCCCATAGCAAGTGCCATAGCACCTTGTACTCTCAACATTGTTTCTTCAAACTCAGCACTCTCTACACCTGCTAATGCGATAGATCCCTCAACGGCTGCAAATCCACCAGCAACTCCACCTAGTGCGTCTGTGGCTGCCGTAAATCTTTGCTCCATGTCAAGACCTTCAAAAGCTAACTCAGCATCTTTAATCTCTGACTTAATACCGTTTAACTCTGCTGCTAACTCTTTAAATTCTTTAGTACCAACTTCAACGCCTTTGAGTTTCTTTAACAGTTCGTCTTGCTGTGCTTCTAAATCTTCAAGACTACCCGTTACAACGTCTACTTCATCCGCAAACTCTTTAGCGGATTTTTGAGCCTGTTTAGTGTTAAAGTCTAATTCTATTCCTATCTTCTTAGCCATTATGCTGTATATATTGAGTAATTAATAAGTATCACCAAACTGCCATTTCCCGTTGCAGGGTCTCCAGTATCTGTGTAAACTTTTAAAGCTGTGTTCGCTGGGAAGTTTGTACCTGACCCTAAATAAGTAGGCTCTGCTTCTACGCTATAAGGTGCTGCGGTTGCTAGTATACCATCTGCTGTGTATATTCTTGTGCTGTTATCACCAAAAGTAAACCTTACATTCGTGTTACTCGTATACGCTGTTGTTAAACCACCTTTAGATATAATTATCTTATTTGGTGAGATTATCTTACCTGCCCCTTGCGCAGCAATACAAGTTATAGGTGTACTGTTTAATGAGAGTATTTGTGAGCTTGTTAAGTCTACCCTTGCCCATCTTGATCTATTTTCTAAGTCTTCTTCTGCTATCTCTACACCATTGATATACGTTATACCACTTTCTAATATTTCAGCATTGTCAGTGTTTATTAAAGTTACATCAGTTAGACCACCAGCAATAGTATTATTACTTCCGTTTACTTTTATACGCTCAGCATCTGCACCAATTACATTACCATCTCCTACAACATCTATACTACGAGCTGAATAATGTACTGTGTTGTCTTTACCGCTAACAGTTACATCATTTGCACGTTTATTATAGTTATTGTTGTTATAATTAATAACTGTTTTTAATTTTGGTGGTGTATACTCTTCAATGTCATCAGCACCACCTATTACTACACCCGTTGTAGCTGCAAACGGGCTTACATTCTTTAACTTTAAAAATTCACACTTAGTCAAAGCATTAGCATTAGCATTATAATCTATTACTTTGTTTAACCTCCAATACGCTTGTAAGAAGTAGTAATTATTTCGGAAGTCTAAAT